TGGTTTGAGCCATGCCAACGTACAAGCAACCGTTTAACGATGTTAGTTTTCGCTTGGCGTTAATTTCAATTGGTTTCAATCCAAATTCTGAAAGTGTTCCTCCGGCTTGGGTGAGTAATTCGATACGGTCTGTAATTATTAGGGCGCGTTTTCCTTTAGATACCGCAGACTGTATCATGTAGCAAAACATAACCGTTTTTCCTGATCCGGTCGGGGCGCAAAGTATTTGACGCTTCTTTTTTACAAGTATGTTGGAGCGAAGTTGGTCAACGCTTTTATGTTGGTATTCTCTTAATTCAATCATAATCAGTATTTTATGTTTTTAAAGGTAGTAGGGTAGTAGGGGTAGTACCATACTTTTGGAGTTTATATAATTTCAATATTTGCATTATGTCGATACCCCCCTTGCTTTGCGTATGTATATTAAAACTTAATAAAAAGGTACTACCCCTACTACCTTTGAAGCTAACGCCAATAAAATTAATACTTAAGCGGTAGTAGGGGCTATTAAAAACAGGTACTACTACCCTACTACCTATACTACCTAAATTTGCTCTAAAAAGTAAACCAATCTGGGAACCCCATTATATTTCTTTTGCTTTTTTTCAAATCCAAGCGATTTTAGGCATAATCCCAGCTTGTATGGGTTAACCCGTATTGTCGGGCTTTTCTCTTCGATATACGCCTTAATTTCGGTATTAGTCAAAGCTATTGCGTTGCCTCCTAAAGATTCTGCAGGAACAAAGTATTTCAATATCATTTCCTCTTCTGCGCTTGGCTGCTCATTTAGTTGCGTAGAATTGTTAAGTATGGAAATATCATCTTTTGTCAGCATCCATGCGTCTCCTATTTCCCGCCATTCCCAATAAAGCTCCATAAATAAATCGGTTTTATTAATCTGATCCATAGCATCAATATCAACGTCGATTAAGTTTACTGGAATAATACGGCGGTTTCCGGTGGGGTCATTTATGATTTCGTCATCATTTGAGGTTCCGCAAAGTACGGCCAGACGGCGCAAATCTTCGCTCGTCCTACCATAGGGACGGCGTAAATTAAACCACTGCTTTGAGCTCAATTCTTTTAATCTTTTCGCGTCCTGTTTTGATTTACCACCAAATTCGTCATCCATAATAATGAGTTTTTTAGTCATAAGTATTTCAGAATCCTTGCCTTCATCTAGTTTGCTCTCGGCATAAAATTCCATTAAATCGTCAGGTAAAAGCGTCCTAAAAAATTTAGTCTTACGGTTCCCCTGCTCTCCGGTCATAACTAGAATAAGCAGCGAATAAGTTCCGTGCATACTACTAATAATACCTAACAACCACTTCTTTAAGAATATTTCAAGATAACCCTCAATCTCCTGCTTTGTCCCATTTGCATAGGTAAATTGTCTATAGGTTATGCACTTGCAAAGTTTTTCAAAATTACCTGACGGCTTTAGATGCTTATGCTTTTCAAAAAAATCAATAAACGGATGGTAAGAAGGCGTAAATTCCGAATCGATTAAACTTAGCAATTTATCCTTAGTGGTTTTTTCATCGACCTGCTCAATTGCTTTAATGTAAAAACTATTATAGTCCCGGTCGGTCATTGGTTCACCGGCCAGCTCATAATTTCTAGTGATCTCATTAAATTTAATGTCGAAGTTTTTGAGGAACGCTTTAAGGTCAGCAATAAGGTCATTGGACTTAATATTGATTTCGCTCATTGGCATTGCCATAACTTGCGCCACAACTTCGTCAACGTCTGCACCTGAAATATTTTCTAGGTCGTTTAAATACTTTACGGCAGCAGCAGTTGCGTCCTGAATATTTGCCGCCCCTCCATTTGTTCCAATGCTTTTGCGCCTGGCTTTAGCGGTTCGCTCAATTATTTCAGTTCGTTTTGTTTTTACCTCAATTCCCGCTTCTTTGCAATGCCAAATAAAAGTAGCAATAGTGGCGATTTTATCGCCCTTACGCTTTAAGATAATATCGTATAAATCGTCCGTTGTTTTTTGGTCGTACTTATATGATTGCTGGCTTACTAAATGGAAATAGTCACGACCTGCAGAATCATAACGGTGTGCAAGTGCTGAGCCAATAGAAAACCAATCACCGTATTTGTCAGTTAAATCAATTCCGCGATCTGAAATTTGTTGAAAAATGTGATCTAAATCACCGCCACTGAAAATGTAAGTTTCTTTGGGCTGTATAGCTTTTTTTGGTAGATAAGATTTCCAAGTCTTAGACTTTCGATTTATAAATAATTCGGGGTCGTAGGAAACAAACCTATACCTGCTGACATCTTTACACGACTTGTCGATAAAAACCTTATAAACGTCTGCGAAATACTTTTCAAGTGACAGGAATGCCTCGATATGTTTTTCCGGCACAATCTTGATATAAACTGCTAAACCAAAACCACCAACCGAACTGTGTATTGAGTAACAGTAGTTGTCTTTTGTAAGAGCTTCGCGCAGTGATTTAAAGTCGGTTTCAATTTGGTCTTTGTGGTCGATATCGATGCAAATAAATCCGCTGTGTAAGGTTAGGTTTTTAGTTGCTCGATAAGAAAAAACACCTGATGCCGTCACGCCTCTTAATTTTAACTTGTCGAACTTTCCGTTTCGATATGCTAAAACTTCATCCTGATATTCACCGTCTTTTATCTGATCCAAATAAGAATCAAACTCAATATTATTAAACGGGATAAATGCTGGAACTATTTTTTTATGTTTCTCAGAATATTTACCTTCGGGGAAAATAGATATTTTGCTCATACAGCAATCTGTTTTATAATTGCTATCTCGCCTTTTTTCCAGTTGCCTTTTTCTAAGCGGGTATTTAGGGTCGGTCTGGTTATTCCGATCTTATCGGCTAAATCTTCTTTTGGGTATTTCAATACCAACTTTTTTATTTTGTCTTTTATATCCATGTCAAAAATTTTACGTAATCGGGGTCTAAAAAAGCCGTCACACTAACGGCTTAACTTATTACAATAATACAAAATATACTTGAAATAGCAATGCAAATAAGGGGTTATTTTCACTACTAAAATGTTAAAGAAAAAGTTCACCGATTCAAGACTTAACACCTACTCCGATACCGTCTATAAAAGTCAATCCTATAATGATCCTTTTTAGTAGCGGAAAACGACCCGTTGCAATGTAATGCCTTTTCATACCACCAATGAACCTTATCAAGCGTGAATAGCTTGGCGAGTTGATGCGGCGTAATGTTGCGTCGTCCCGTATACTTCACGCGTCCCGTCCGACTATACCCGTTAAACCGTCGCACCCGTATTGAAAAATCGTTATGGATTAGTGAGAGGGGTGTGTTACTCATAGTTCATTGAGCTATTTAAAATCATGTAGTCGCCATAAAACGGATTCTTGTAAGTGTACTGACTACTGCCAAGCAACAATACTTCTTCCTGGTCTTTCGACAATAAGAAACCTGTATTTGTAATGGTTGGTTTTATATTCAAAGCCCGAATTCTGGTAAGCAAAGTACTTTTCGCTATTTTCGTTTCCTTTGATATTTGAAGTACGGTTTTCATTTCTTTGGTTTAAAAAACCCGCTTTTGACGGCGGGTTGTTAGATTAAAATGGCATTTCGTCTGGATCCTCTGTTTGAGTAACAGGAACCGCGTTGTAAACCTGTTCTTTATTTTCCCATGAAGTTGTGAAGCCCTCTCCAATGTAAATAGTGTCGGCTTTAGCTTCGCGCTCCTCTTTAGTTTGAATTGCACAGGCGAAATGGGTTTTGTGGATTTTCATATTTTCTTTCTCGAAAATCAATTTAGGTTCTTTTACCTTGATTAGTTCAAATTTCACTTCTTGAACTTCTACCTTTTCGCCCGCCTTGTTGTCGTATTGTCTTTTCGTGACCAATGAACGCAATTTTGTAGCGTCTAATGTAATTTGCAGTTTTGCCATTTGTTTAATATTTAAGATTGTTTATATAATCGCGAATATTCAAAACCCGTTGCTTTAAATCCTCTATTACAAGCGGATCGTAATCAAATTCAAAGGTCTTTATTTTGTATTTTTTGTCAACTGCGTCGTAGTTGTTCGACGGTTCCCATGTAAGTTCTTCAGGTGTGTTCAAGAGAACGTAGCAAAGTACGGCTTTGGTTTTCCCTGTCAAATGCATATAGATTTGAAGTTGATAAAAATAGTCTTTTGTTGGTATTTCGGTTTCAAACAATGGAAACGTGAAACAATCCCAACTGCACTTAATATCGTAAACTGTATCTTTTACGAAAAGGTCTGGCGTTCCGGTGAAATAGTCGTCCTCAAAAAAACTTTCGTTCTTTAGCGTGAAATCAATATCCAACCATTCAATGGCTTTATCTATTGCCTCGTCCTCTAATCGCAAACCTTTGGACAGGTACTTGTTTTTGATTTCTTTTTTAGTGCCGTAAATCGATTCTTTTAACCACTCCTGTGCGTAGGTTTTGGCGGTTTCTGAAATCTCTACCACATCCTTAACTTTGTAAAGGTCGGCAATAAGTTTTTCCATTTCTGGAATCTTAATCGTTTTTATTTCGATGGCGGTTTTGCAGTCTTGATTTTTAAACTCGCGAAGTCTCACAGTTAATTCTGCCATTTTTTCAATAGCTTCTGCGTGTTTTACTGCATTGCTTTTCCCTGTTGGATTGGTCGCGACCGCGCCGCCTTTACTTGCTCTTGATTTAAACATCGGTCAATAGTTTTTCGTTTTCTTTCGATAGTGTGTACTTTGTTCTGATTTGGTCTATGGTAAACCCGCCGCCATTTACAGCTTCTTTCACTTTTAGCCAGTTCGGGTGTTCGGGTGTCAAATCGATAAGGGTCAAATCTAGGTCGTAGGCGATAACGTCTTTGCGGTTCAAATCGCTGCCAAATAATTTACCGAAGTGATCGCAAGCGTCTTTTATCGCAACCGTTTTGGCAATCGGAAAAGCCATAGCTAAAGCGCCGTTGTTGATGTTTGCTAAATCGGCTGGCGAAGTACCTTTTGCGGTCTGCAATTGACAAGCTCCTATCCCGTCGTGGAATTCCATTTCTCCGGTAAGCGGGTGAAGGTAGTGAACGCGAACGACAACGTAAACGCCATTAAAACTTGTTCCCTCTCGCAGTACTTCGATACGGTACTTTTTGAATATTGTCTTTAAAAGAAACTCAACGCGCTCAATTGGCAGGTAGTTGTAGCCTTTTACGAACGGGTGCGTTTTTACCCAGTCTTTTTTTGGCGGTTGGTTCATTAGCGTTACAAAAACGTCGTTCTTTTGAACTGTAATTTTATCGCTGTATATGTCTGCTATTTTTGGTAATAAGTTGCTCATAATTCTATTTTAAAGGTTCAACAATTTCAAATTCTACATTCATTTCACTAATCGGCCTGAAAAAATTCGGGTCGGTTATTACGATTCGTTTGGCAGCTACCATTGATTTGGATTCGATTACCAGCAGCGCGTTCTTTGCTTGCTCCAGTTCATCGTTCAATCGCGTTACCTCAGCAGT